TCGATAGCAGTTGCGCCTATATATATAGTATATTATTATTCATAAACCTTAAGTTTAATTGTCCACATTGTCCACAAATAGCCTCAAGCTTTGATCTCATTGATAAAAAGCATGGACAATCTATCCATTTTTTAATGTCCACAAATAGTCCACATTATCCATAATGTAAAATAATAGTTGACAAAATGCTAAACATTGTTTTACAATGGTTTCAAGCGTTTCAAAACGCGGATTTTAATTAAAAGGGGTTTAAAAATGGATAAGTTTAAATTTTCAGAATATTTAAAAGATATTGTTTCAAAAGAAGGCGTTTTATCTTCATGTTATTCAACGTTTCATAACTATTCTTTATTGAATCAATTTTTAGCATCAAGCCAATTGCAAGGCCGCGGCCAAAAAATAGCGCCAATTGCTTCTTATAATAAGTGGAAAGAATTAGGCCGCCAAGTAAAAAAGGGTTCAAAAGGCCTCGCGCTTCTTATGCCAGTTACGATCAATAAAAAAGACGCGGACGGCCAAAAGACTGATGATCATTTTAAAACGTATATTTTTAGAAATAACTGGTTCAGTCTTGATGATACTGAAGGCGCTGATTTTACACCTGAAGTTAAAATTGCAGCATGGGACAAAAATAAGGCATTGGCCGCGTTGGATATAAAAGAAGTAGATTTTCAGCACCTTAGCGGAAACGCTCAAGGATACGCTAAGGATCGAGAAATCGCGATCAATCCACTAGCTATTTTACCGCACAAAACACGTTTCCATGAATTAGCGCACATTGTATTAGGCCACACTGCGGAAAATGTTTTAATGAGTGATTCTGAGCTAACGCCAAAAGATATAAAAGAAGTAGAGGCTGAATCAGTGGCCTATATATTATGCGAGTTATTAGGCCTTGAAGGTAAAATTGAATCGCGCGGATATATCCAGCACTGGTTAAACTCTGAAACTATACCAGATAAGAGCGCAGCCAAAATATTTGGTGCGGCTGATAAGATACTGAAGGCGGGCCAGTAAAATCTTATAAGGCCTTAATATTAGGGCCTTATGTGGTTATTATTAGCCAACGTTATCAATTTTAAGGGGAGTATATTATGCACTATTTTAGAATTTATGGAAAAGAAAAGACTGCTAAAAAATATAAAGCGCTGGATTATTCTAACGGCGCGCTCGTTGATAATCTTATCTATGCAACGATTATAAAAGAAAATGAGCTAGATCAAGCGCGCAAGTCCATTGAGCATTTGAATCAGAATAACCCTGAATTTATTTTTGAATTAAGGAGTATATAAAATGCTAGATCAAAATAAAATCTTTGATATGTATATTGAACTTGAAGATATTGCTATTGAATTGGAAGATCGCGGCGCGGACGATATTTATTTAAAGCGCTTGCGATTATTAAGGGACGATATAAAGCACATATACGTTAATAATTTTATATGGGAAGGGAATAAGAACTATGGTTAATTTATTTAAGAATTTTTGTTATGTGGCTTTAGGATTATTAAGCTTTTATTGCTGGCTTATCCTATTGTTAGCATTTTAGTTTAATCTTTAAGCCCGTTATCTTAGCGGGCTTAGGGGCTTAAATTAAGCCGCTATTTTTAAACATTAAAAGGGGTTAAAAATGAAATTTCAAATTGATTTTGATATATTAAAAGGTTTAAATGTATTAAGCGCCAAAAAAGATATTCGATACTATATGAATGGCGTATTTATTGAAATAACACCGAAAGGCGCTTATTTTGTCGCAACCGATGGCCACAAAATGGGTATATGGCATGATGACAAAATAACAGCGCCTGAAACGATCCAGCACGTCATACCCGCAACGTTGATCGATCAGGTTTCAAAGGTTATAACTAAGCCTATTAATTTAGTGGAAATTGATCTGCAGCCTATGATCGAGTTTAATTATTTAAACAACGTATTTAAAGCGCCTGCAATTGATGGAAAATATCCTGATTTTCGCAGGGTCATACCCGAAACGCTATCGCATGAGATCGCTCAATTTGATCCTGAGTTTTTATCTCAGTTTTATAAATGCGCTTCCATTTTAAATGGTGTCAAAAAGCCAGATGTTGCGATCGGTCATAATGGCACGGGTAGCGGATCGATTGTAGATATTCAAAACGGAAAGTTTTTAGGCATCATTATGCCTTATAAGTCAAAGGCGGATTTTAGCAGCTATAAAAAGCCATTATGGGTTGATTATGCACCAGCACAAGCGCCAGCAGCATTGAAGGCGGTGGCTTAATTATGGATAGCATATTTATAGCAGTTAAAGTCAATCCTACTTATCCCGCTTGTGATGATGTTATTGCTTTTAAAACACGCGATGAGTGCGATCAATTTTGCTCAGGCTTTGAAGATTATGAGCCAATGGGAACTTCAATTTATAACCTTAATGAAGCCCGCGAATTATTTGGCGAATATACTTGCCCGAAATTTGAGCCTTCGATGGATTAGTATTATCTTTAAACGCCTTGCGTTAAATGCAGGGCGTTTAGGGGTCAATACTGGCCTATTAAATAAAAGGGGTTTAATGATGGATAGCGACAAAATTAATGAACTAGTATCAGATAATCATTTATTCGATATGGCGGATCGGGTTTATTGGAACGTGATTAATTTTTTAGGCATAGAGGACGATTGCGTTGAAAATGATCCTGATACCGACGGCACGCGCAATACTGAACATGGCGCGCTTTTATACAATGTAATTGAAGCAGCACTCTTTGATAAGGATTGAGGTTATGAATTCTATCCTTAACGGCATGGCCTATATTTTAAACTATATAGGCCTATTCTTATGGGCGATAATCATCTACATAGTGGCTATGGTTATCTATTATTTATGGGTTGAATACTTTATGGGAAACGATTAAATCATGGATATATTTAAGGAAATTGAAAAGGAAACAGCGAATTATAATAAGCCTAAGACGAACGATTATTTTAGGTTTAATTATTATCAATGGGCAACGCCTAGAACTGAAACTGAAGCCAAACGATTTGCTTTAGTTAAGGCATGGCGTAAACAAACTCAAAACATTAAGGAAGGAAGCGATATATGAAACGATTTTTAGTGATAGCTGAAGTAAAAATTGATGACGCCGCATACGATCAAGTTATTGAATGGGGCGTTGAGCCAACTGATTATGTTACATCTATATTATGCGATCATGCACGCGATCGTGGCTTGATTATTAAAGCCCGAACGATTGAAACCGATTACAAAATATACGATCAAGTGAATCAATCCGCCGAAGTCATACAAAAAGATATGGCCTTCAATGAACTAGAATCCGAGATCATAGCCAACGCCTGTATCAACGGCAATTGCGAGGATTAGGCCATGTATATCGACTTTGATCCTGATGGGTATGAGAACTATGACAAAAAAACAACAAAATATAGGCGTATATGGCTTGGAATCAAGCTTTTGGTTGCATTTAGCCTATTTTTATTGTTATTGTTAGTATGTCTTTAATACAAGTAAAAAGGTGGTATACATGACTGAAACCTTAGAGCTAGCAGCATCATGCCTAGCGGTTGCGTTATATGGTGAAGCAGGATCGAATTTCCATAATCAAGCTTCTATATATAACGTCATTATGAATAGATCAAACAATCGTATTGAAAAAGTATGCGACACGATCTATAAGAAACATCAATTTGAATATATTACCTTGGTTCAAAAAGGTAAAAAAGACTTTCCTAATAAGAAGGATTTTTTAGAATTTAAATTGATTGCAATTAAGTTTTTAACAAAACAAAAAGGATATAATATAAATCCCGTGGGCAGCGCGACCCATTTCCATGATACAAGGGTTAAAAATCCATGGGGCTATCCTTTGAAGTATGCTGTTAATAATTTAAGGTTCTATTAATATGGTCTATATGCCTACAATGTTTTTTCTTTATATCTATCTAGCTGTATTTATCATTGGCTTTGCAATTGGCTATTTATTTGCTAAGGAAACATTGTAGGTATGTCAAAAATCATTACAGTGCAAGTCGTATATGAAACGTATGCGTTCCTGCGCCGTATGCCACCTTTCAGCTCATGGGACTTACCGCCGCCAAGTCGAATCATATTTGAAGTAAACAATGATCCTACTATATGCGGTGAATTTGATGTTGAACCACTTACAATGCGAATCAGCACGCATCATCAAGAAACGTTTACCAATATGTTTAGAACAGTCGCACATGAAATGGTGCATCTACATCTTTATTTAATCGGTAAAACACATTATGACAAGCACGATAAAACATTCAGAAAAATTATGTTTGATTTCAATGATTTATATGGGTATGATAGAAGGGAACTCTAATCTAAGGGAAAATAATGACTATATTATGCGATGAAGAATTTTTAAAGTTATGGGAAGTACATAAGGGATCACCCACGAAGATGTCTTTAGCAACAGGCGTGCCGTTAAGAATTATATATTCAAGACGCCGAAGATTAGAAGCAAAACACGGAATTGAAATGAAAGCTAGAACAGAAAAGCCTTTCATTGAACGGCACTCAGCACGGGTCAACGTGCCAATCGAAGATGGCATAGCCATTGTATTTAGTGATGCGCACTTCTGGGATTTAACACCTTCAACGGCCTATCGCGCATTGACAATATTTATTGAGAAGTTAAAACCTAAGTTGATCGTATGTAATGGTGACGCCTTTGATGGTGCATCTATCTCACGTCATGGGCGTATAGGCTTCTTAGAGAATAGGCCAACAGTCATTGATGAATTAAAAGCGTGTAAGGCGATGCTAGGCAACATAGAAGATATAGCTAAAAAGGTAAAGCCGACACCGATACTCACATGGACGTTAGGCAATCACGATGCACGTTTTGAAACCTATTTGGCAGCCGTAGCACCGCAATTTGAATTTGTCGATGGCTTCCATTTAAAAGATCATTTTCCTGCATGGCGACCATGTTGGGCTACATGGGTGAATGATGTATGTATTAAACATAGATGGAAGGGCGGCGTTCATGCGACGCATAACAATACGCTTGGTGCTGGTACTTCAATCGTGACAGGTCACTTGCACTCGTTAAAAGTTTCAGCCTACACCGACTATACAGGCACTCGATATGGTGTTGATACAGGCACGTTGGCAGAGATCGACGGCGATATGTTTATGAACTATACAGAAGATAACCCTAAAAATTGGCGATCAGGTTTTGCGGTGCTGACGTTTCATAAAGGTAAGCTATTACCGCCAGAGCTAGTTGAAGTGATAGAAGATGGTGTAGTAGCGTTTAGGGGTGAAGCCTTTGAAGTCTAATGACAGCGCATTAAGTAAACAAGTCGGTGGCAGTCACTATAAAAAGTTAAAGATTCAACCGGTGGAGTATATCCATGCTAATGGCATACCTTTTATTGAAGGTTGCATTATTAAATATGCAACACGTTGGCGCGATAAAGGTGGGCTACAGGATATAGATAAGATTATACAATTTGCAGAATTATTAAAAGAATTGGAAGGTAAAAAATGACGTTCATTATTGCTATTGTTTTAGCAGCCGTTATCGCAACAATACTTAGGATTTAAAAAATGATTGTTTATCGATGCAACGCTAACTTGGCTAAGTTTCACATTCATAGGCGTTGGGTAAAGATGAGAGTGTCAGACAAGAACGCAAGACGAGGTACAAAAGTATACAGACGGCTATGGTTTTGGCATGAAGATAGATGGAATCAAAGACATGGATTGTAAAATATACTTTACATCCGTTTTCACTCAAATCATTGATTTATATATAAAGAATGAAAACAATTTGCATGAAACTTTAATTAAATGCAAAAAAGTGATATATCCATTTAACTATACATTTAAATACACACTATACACACGATAAAAAAGGATAGTAACAAATATGTTACTATCCTTCTTGAAATTTCTTGAAATTACTTGTTCATTACGTACATAGTTACTTCAAAGCCAAAACGCATTTCTGTAGCAGTTGGTTTAGTCCACATGATAGTTATCCTTCATCTATGACAAACAAAATTGTTTGTTAGGCAAATTATGGCTTTTTTGCAATACAAAGCAATCAAGAAAATCATTATTTAACTATCATCATTTTAGGCGGCTCAACAATCTCTATGGCACGTCTTAATTCTGATTTACTCATGGTTTCAAATACATCAGGCGCTGCAAAAATATGTTTTTTAGCGTCAAATTCACGAGATTTTAATCTACCGCAATCAATCCAGCCCGCTTCTTTTAAAGCATGAAGTAAAGCCGCTTGAGGTACTTTAACGCCCGAAGGTGCTGCACCAGCTAGTCGATCGCATAAGCTATGGAATGGCGATCCGATCACACCCTTAGTAAACTCACCTGTTCTATTCTTAAGCATTTCGACTAGGTAAGATTCAGCCATACTCATTCCATGTTCAATCAAGTTAGATTTAAACTCAGTAAGCATAGGCGGCGCACTTGGATTAAACATACTTATATCACGTTTATGTAACCATGATGCGATTGCACTAAAACCGCCGGTGCGATACCAAGTCCATAATTGCGCCGCTTCAACAGGATTCATACGCGGCGCTGTTGACCATACGCAAAACCATCGACGATCCTGGGACGCTAAACTGATAGGTACAGGGTCGTTACTGAATGCCAATACGAATACACGATTGACCATCATATAAGGATGTAAACCCTTACGATTGATCGGTAGCATTTCAGGTGGTGCAGCAATAATAGGTTTAAGCTTGTTAGCTAGTTGACGACGCGCTGACGCATCTGGTTCTTTTAATTCATTGATAATCAAAATCTCAGATTCTAATTGATAACCCCACTGGCTATTGACTGAATCATTATCCATGATGCCACGATTACGTAAATTCTGACCGCATACAGCCCATAAGAATGGCGCCCAAAAAGTATCCTTACCTGAGCCTTCATCGCCGCCATGTAAGACAGCATGATTAATCTTAATCTCTGGGTGCTGGACTTTGAATGCCATCACATCAAAGATATGCTCTAATTCTTCCTTGACAGGTATAAGTTTTCGTGCATGATCTAGCCAAGGCATAATGTCATTGTTAGTTAAATCAGTAGGACGCGCATCGCGCCATCGATTGCCATACACATCACCATCACGACCCACAAGCACTGATTCACCAGCAGCATAAGTAATACCGACTAAAGCTTTAGCACCTTTGGCTTGACGATTCTCATCAAAAGATATAGAAGGTAAAACTCTTGCACCTGAATGTATAGACTTACAATCTATATGACGAAATAAAGCATTGAAGGTACTACGGCTTATCTCGCGTCTATCTTGCATATCAAAATAAGCTTCGTCATCTTGAATATAAGCAAAGCGATTGTACCACTCTGATTTTTCAACACGGCCTAACTCTTTACGTTCTATTTCAGCTAACATGATTTCAGCGTCATCTTTAAACATATTAGTAGGTGTTAATTTAGATAAAGCATTTTCCATAACGTCAGCTAATAATTCAGATCTTAGTCCTGGTGAGTGTTTAGGGCCACCATTTTCGGCTACCCAATTTAAAAAGGTTTTACTATCAAAATCTACACAATGTTCATGGTAACAGCAAAAGGATCTATCAACAGGTTTATATCTTGCTTCAGGATTACCATCAGTATGACTAATACTATTAGGGCATACAATACCAATCCAGCCTTCTTGATTCTTAGGTGTTACGATCATAGCGTTAGCATTTAGCCAAGCTGTGACATCATCGTTATCATCATCTTTAATTCTGATTGTAGAATAGTTAGCTGTATCAGCTGCTTCAGGTACGACACCAAAAGCATTTATAATTTGGGGTAAACTAAACTCACGTTCAGTATGTAGCTCAATTAATTTAGATGCAAAACTGTCGCGACCAGGCTTGAGATTAACAGATCCAGGCAAACGAAAGTTTCGTACAGGATTAATAGCACCGCCATCAGTATAACCAGCGTTCGCAATAGCTTTAATAGCTGCACTAAAATCCCCTTTTAATGGTTGATCGTCTAACGCGAAAGTATATCCGAATTGATAATTGTTTGGCGATGTTTCTATAATCCATGTAGGATCTAATGGCGGTACTTTAGATTTAGTACCTACATCATCAAGCACCATAAACGCAACGCGTTCACAGTTAGCTGCACTCGCAGATATTTTACCATCTTTAAATCTATCTAATATGAAGCACGCTGTATTTCCATACCACGCTTCACCCTCTTTTATTTTAGCTGTTGGTAAATAAGCTGGCCATGTACACTTCAGCGCGCCATCACCATGATACTGCAAAGGCATAAAAGGTTTCTGTTTTACGATTAAAATAGTTTCGCCATCGGGCGCGATGTTTGTGATGTATTCAATAAAATCCATATAAGCTCCTAGTTATTTACCATAACGCAACATAGTATTTACATCAATTGACAAAGGAAGTCCCTTCGCCCAATCTGGTGGCGTACACATTACGTCTATCATTTTTTGTTTAATTTCATCCGGTTTATCTGTTTCGATCACAATTTCATCGTGAACATGAAGTACAACATCGTCAAGATGTCTGAGAGAATGACGCAATAGATCGTTGGCAACAGCTTGGGTTATGTTTTCACAAGCCAAGCCCTTCCATAGTCTAGCTCTAGGCCATTCAGTTGCATCAGCTGCAGGTTTCCATGCAGCTTTTGCATAAGTAACGCCCTCTGATTCTAACTTTGCAAAGGGGTAGCAAAGTATTCGACCAGAAGGTAAAGCATACCATAAGTGTAACCCGTCGTATAAATAAACTACACGGCCTGCACTAAACTCTCTGCCTTTATTTCGCATAGCTCTTGTATAAGCTTGCTCTAACGACTGCCAATAATTCACAGCCCATTGATTTGTTCTACGCCACGCATCTACCGTACGCTTCGCATCTGATTCAGGTAATATGATTCCATAGTTACGACCCATGGCAGCAAAAGCACCTACGCCACCACCAAAACCACAAGATAAAATAGCTACCTTACCAATCTGACGATGATCTGACGTTATTTCACTTTCCGGGCATCTAAATATACCTGCCGCTTCACGTACATAAATATCACGACCACTTCTAAATACATCTAAAACTTCTTCGGCTTGTGGGTTATTAGATAGCCAAGGTGTTAATCTGGCTTCAACAGCATTCCAATCTGCCACAACTAAAGAC